AATTTCATTCTTTTAATATTAATAAAACTGATAAATTTATAAATGTTGTTGATATTAGAGTTAATCATCCAAATCATAGATATTATACAAACGGAATAAGTTCTCATAATACAAATCTTGGCAAAACGCTGGTTATGTCATCTCTTGCTACCAATAATACCTTAAATAATAAGAATGTATTGTACATAACTTGTGAAATGTCTAAGCATAAGATTTCAGAAAGAATAATGGCAAATATGTTCAATTTAGAAATGAATGATCTTAAAAATTTAGATAAAAAAGAATTTCATTCTTATTTTGAACAAGTTAAAAAGATTGTAAAAAGTAAATTTTTTATTGAAGAATATCCAACTAAGAGTATTAATGCTAATCATATCAGAAATCTTGTAAAAGAACTTAAGACAAAAAAGAAATTTATTCCAGATATTATATATATTGACTATATAGAAATAATGAATCCTATTCACAGATATAAAGGGGATGGATCTTATTCTGAAATTAAAAGAATATCTGAGGAAGTGAGAGCGGTTGCTGTAGAATTAGGTATTCCTATTGTTAGTGCAGTACAAACAAATAGAGGTGGAATTGGTTCTGCTCAAATTGATTTGACAGATATAAGTCAATCTATAGGAACTGCGGCTACTGCCGATATTATAATCGGAATAACACAAACAGAGGAATTAAGAGAAAAGTGTTTATTTTCTTGGATGATATTGAAAAATAGATATGGAATTAATAAAAAAGGATTCCGAGTATGTGTTGATTATTACAAGATGAGAATTTGGGAAACAGATCAAGAAAATGGATCAGAAGTAAAGGACTATAGTAAGAATCCTAAAAGTGTAAATGAGAAAAATAACGAATTTAAATCTGATATAGATGATACAATTTCATTGATAGATGATTTTAATATTAACAATAAGAATAAGATGTTGGATAAATTGGGAGATATAAATATATGAAAGACATGAAAATAGTAATGGTTAAACCCGAAAAGGTAATTCAGAGAACAAACGAAAATGAATTATTTGATGATATATCACGTCAGGAATATTTTAAGTGGATGGAAAATCAAGGGTTTTCATATGAAAATTTGATGAAATTATTTGAGAATAAAAGGATCAGTAGTATAGAGCAGAATCGCTTTAATTCAATATTGAAACGTGCTAAATATGAGATTAATGTTGATATATACGAGAGTATCTTATACTTAGAAGAACAATTTGTAAAGATGAAAAAGATCCTGAATTTATTAGATGATGAACTTAGATATTTACTTAGAACTGAAATGGAAGAAAAATATAAAATAAAAACAGATAAAACCAATTTTGATGAAATGGAATAATTAATGAATAAAACCATTAATTCTTCAATTAAGGCATATAGTGTTTATAATAACTTAGTTCGTATGACAAAGGAATTAATTGAATTTGATGTTGAAGAAAGAGTTTATTGTAATTGTACAGAAGAGTATAAATTATTCTTCAAAAGAATTTATAATGATATAGAAAATAACTATTATGGATATAGGGAATATATCATTTTCATTTTATATAATCTAATATTTAAAAATAGTGTAGATTTATCTGGCAACATGACCAAAAAAATTTACAAAGTAATGAAATTATTTACAAGAGAACAATTAGAAAAAGATAAAAATGTTATACTTGAATTAAATAGAAAAAGAAGATTTGGATCAGATCTAGAAAGAGAATTGTTTGAGATAAAAGAAGTGGGATATTCTCTGGTATACAAACTTATAGTTACAAAAAAGAAAAATAGTGATGAAAAAATAATATCTCCAATTTTTTTTATAAATTATGGAAAAAAGTTCTTGACAAAACAAAAAAAAGATATCATATTAAGTGATGATTCTTTTAAAGATGATAATTACAAACGATTTGAGTTTATATCAAATCAGATTTTAAAATATCTTGATGGAGGTTTTTATGAATGTAAAAAGATTTTCGTATGATTGTGAAAAAGCTAGAACAAAAACTATAGAGAATTCTGAAAAGAAAAACAAAAAGAATTTTAAGGATGATAGATTTTATTATCCTCAGATTAAGGATGATGGAACTGCGGAAGCAATTATTAGATTTTTGCCTCCTAAGTTCAAAGGTGAAACTCAACTTTATGATCTTCCATATGTTGAATTTTACAAACATAGTTTTTTTGGAAGTGCTGGATGGTTTATTCAGGATTGTCCTAAAACAATAAAAAAGGATTGTCCTGTTTGTGAAGATGTTAGTAATCTTTATAATATTGGAGATAAGCGTAATGGTTCTCAAAGATCTAAAAAGGTTGATTATATAGTAAACATTCTTGTGGTTAAAGATCCACAGAATCCTGAGAATAATGGAAAAGTATTTTTGTATAGATTTGGTAAAAAAATTTGGGAAAAGATTTGTGGTAAATGGTGTCCAAAACCTGATAGTATTGATGAACCTTTGGATATTTGGAGTTATTACGAAGGTGCTAATTTTAAACTAAAAATTAAAAGAACTGCTAAAGATGAGAATGGTAAATCTTATCCTGATTATAGTACATCGGAGTGGTGTGCTCCTTCTTCTCTTTCAGATGAAGTTGCTGAGAGGTGTAATGAACAAATGGTAGATCTGAATGAATTTTTAGATCCATCTAGATTTAAATCTTATGATGATCTCAAAGAAAATTATCTGAAGAAAGTCGGAGTTTTTGGAAATGCATCAAGTTTATCAGATGAATCTTATGATAGTAAAGAGGAAGATGTACCAATTGTTGTCAATGAAGAGGAAGTTGAAGAAGATGATGATTTCTTCAATAGACTTCGTAACGAAAATAATTTTAATAGTTAATAATTAGAAAATATGATGTAAAATATAAGGTGAAAGATTATTCTTTCACCTTTTTCTTAATTACATATTGAGTTAGGAAATAAAATGGATTTTAGGGCAATATTTAAAGATGATGAAAATCTCGATAAACAAATAAGAATTGTATTAATGTCATATTTTCATAATGCTAATATCAACAATCCTCTAAAATATAATTTCAGATGTAATGTGTGTGGTGATTCTAAGAAATCACAAAGAAAAAAACGTGGTTACATTTTGAAATATAAATCTCCTTGGGTCTATTACTGTCATAATTGTGGTGCTAGTATGACAGCATCTATGTGGTTGAAAAATTATTTTCCTATCAATTACAAAGAATATGTTAAAGATTCCTTAAGTAAAAATCAATATAATCAACCAGAAAAATATGAAAATAAAATGTTGCAATATAAAAAACAAATTGAGGAAAGCAAAAAAACAGATGCTGAAAAAGATAGAGAAGATATGAGATTTTTTGTTTCTATCATCAAAGGTCAAGATAAGATTTTTGAAATTGCTAGAAAACAATGTATAGATCGGTTGATTCCTGAAGATGTCTGGAAAAAATGGTATGTTGCTATAGATGGAACTTATAAAAATAGAATAATAATACCTTTCTTTGATGATAAAGATTCTATCTATTATTATCAAGGTAGAGCAATATATAAAATTATGCTTCCGAAATATCTATCGAGAAGAGGATTAGAACATAATAATATTTACAACTATTATTTAGTTGATAGAAATCATCCTGTTATTGTTCAGGAAGGTATAATCGATTGTTTATTTGTGGAGAATTCTATAGGAATGACAGGTCTTAAAATAGATGATTCTAAATTATCAGATTTTCCTAAGAAATATTTTTTGCTTGATGATGATAAATCTGGTAATTCTAAAGCATTTCTTTTACTAGAACGTGGTGAATATGTTTTTGTATGGGAAGATTTCTTGAAGAATTTAGGTATTCCAAGAAAACCACCTAAGAAAGAAAAATGGGATATTAACGATGTATGTAAATACATAAATAGAAGGGATAAATTCACATTCAGTGAATTAGAAAAATATTTTACAAATAATTATTATGATGGAGTTAGGTTCAAATGATTATATGCGGTATTGATATGAGTAAGAATTCTCCAGCAGTAGTAAAGTTTTTACTTGATGATAAATTAGATATTATAAGTAAAAGATTTATTACTTTTACAACAACAAAAAAATACGAAGAAGATAATATAATTTACTACAAGAAAGAAGATTTTGATTGTGATCTTGCTCAATATGTTTTTATAAAAAACCATATTAAAAATTTTATGATCGATTTAAAATGTGATGGTGATGTTAATCCTGATTATGTTGGATTGGAAGGTTATGCATATTCTGGTACAGGAATGGTATTTGACATAGCAGAGATCACATGTACAATAAAAATGATGGTTTATGATAGAGGAATTCCTCTTAGAATTTATGATCCACCTTCAATAAAAATGTATGCTACAGGTTTAGGAAATGCAGACAAAATTCATATGGAAGAGGATTATGAAAAATTACCAATAGATGAAAGATTTGATCTTCAACATTTACCTTTAGTTTCTGATAAGAAGAAGGGGAATCCTAAAGATAATATAGTTGATGCTTTTTATATTGCTAAGTTACTTCAATTAGAATTAAAACTTAGAAATGGAATCATT